CGCATCGAACTGAACACCGGACAATTGCCCGGTTTGCCGGAAAATCCGCGCGGCATCAAGAAAAACAAATTTGAAAAGCTGAAAAACAACATCGCGCGTTACCCGGAAATGTTGGTTGCGCGTTCGTTGTTGGTGTACCCACTCGATGACCGCGATGATGCGAACACGCGATACATCATAATCGGCGGTAATATGCGTTACCGCGCAATGTCGGAATTGAACATGACCGATGCACCGTGTTTTGTGATACCGCGATGCGTACCGGTTGAACGTTTGTGTGCATATACAATCCTCGATAACGGCGAGTTCGGCGCATGGGATTGGGATTTGCTCGCAAATCAATGGGACGATGATTTATTGAATAATTGGGGCGTTGACCTACCCAATAAATCCGGCGGTGATGCCGCTGATTTGTCCGACCGTATCGACACCGAATTTAAGATTGAAATCGATTGCGGCGATGAATCAACGCAAGAAGAATTGTTTAACGAATTTCAAGAACGTGGTTACAAATGCCGACTTTTGACATTATAAGACAAGCGACCCCGACCGAATCATTCCGTGTGAAATCCGTCATGGGTCAATACGATTTGCAACAATCGAACACCGTTGAACATTTTGTCGGTTCGATTGATTTGCCCGAACATTGGAATATCGGTTTAATTGTCGGTCGTTCCGGTTCGGGTAAAACGACAATTGCGCGTGAATTATTCGGCGATTGCATCGTGTCCGGATATGATTACACACACGACAACATTCTCGATGATATGCCGCCGGGTGTATCGGTCAAGGACATCACACGAACGTTGACCGCCGTTGGATTCAGTTCCCCCCCCTCGTGGATGAAACGTTACGATGTATTGTCGAACGGCGAAAAAATGCGTTGCGACATCGCGCGTGCAATACTCGAAAATCGTGATATGTTCGTATTCGATGAATTTACATCGGTTGTTGACCGCAACGTTGCGCGTGTTTCATCGTTGGCGATTCAAAAAGCGATACGCCGACAAAATTCGCGTTTCATCGCCGTTACGTGTCATTACGATGTGCAAGATTGGTTGATGCCGGATTGGGTGTTCAATACCTATGACATGACGTTTCAACAACTCTTTGTTTAAGCGCAAAAAAAAAATCGACCCGAATTGCGAATCGACATTTACGAAACAACACGGAAAGAGTATTATTGGAACGTGTTTCGCAAGCATCATTATTTGAGTCATTCGTTCAATCACGCGGCACACGTGTATCTTGCAACGTGCAACGGCGATTTATGCGGTTTTTGTGCCGTGTTGCCGTTTCCGCACCCATACAAACGCGACACGTGGAAAGAACATCGAACCGTTGTGTTTCCCGATTATCAAGGCGTTGGTATCGGCACGGCGTTCACGAACGCAATCGCGCAATATTACGCCGACAACGGCAAAACATACATTTCAACGACATCGAATCCGGCGATGATATTCGCACGCGCACATTCGCCGTTTTGGCGTACAACGCGCATCGGTCGTGCCGGACGCGGTTCGTTGAACGGCAACATTCACAACAAAACGGTCAAAGGTTCAACCTCGGCGAATCGCGTGACCGTATCATTTGAATACATACCCCAACCCCCGAAACAACAAAAACCGTAATGCGATATGGCTGAATTTTATCCCGATGTCCGCAAATCGTTTTCGCCGTTATTCATCAAAAAACCGAAGTACACGCCGGAACAAATCGCGGACGAATTTGAAAAATACATCGAAGACCTCAAACGTAACCCGATTGAGGTCGAAACCGATTATCGCCGGCAAGCCGAAACAACCGGTCGTGTGTCGCAATTGCGCATCGTCAAATATCCGCGACCGCCAAAGGTGTTGGATTTCGTGCGCCGTTGGCTCGGCATGACGCATCAAGCTTGGTATCAATTGCCGACACGCAAACGCGGCAAGGATTACGAAACCGTCATCGAGGCAATCAATCAATATTGCGCCGATGTCAAGTTTGACGGCGCGGCGGTCGGCATATACAATGCGCAAATCATCGCGCGTGACCTCGGTTTGCGCGACAATATCAACGTATCGAAAGGCGATGATGAATCAATGTCGTTGGACGATATTAACGCCGAAATTGCACGGCTTGAAAAATTGCAAAATCAATGACAAACGAACATCATGACACAATTGTCGGAACGCGATACAAAACGATTGATGATGTTGCGGCGCAAACGGTTACAACTCGAAGCACCGCAACAACTCGCGTCATTCCTATGTTACACGAACCCGAAATATCATGTCGAATGGTTTCATCGTATCATTGCCGATGCGTGTCAACGTTTGTTTGAGGGCGAAATAAAAAATCTCATGATATTCGTACCACCACAACACGGCAAATCCGAAATCGTATCACGCAATTTTCCGGCGTGGGCACTCGGACGCGACCCGAACATCAAAATTGCCGGGTGTTCGTATTCTGCCGACCTTGCCGAACAATTTTCGTTGTCAATACAACGCACAATTGATTCACGCGAATATCAAACGTTATTTCCGGACACGTATTTGAACGGTTCATACGGTCATCACGATTCGCAACGCGGCGTGAAACGTAACACCGATTTTTTTCAAACCGTGGGACATTCCGGATTTTACAAAGGTGTCGGCGTGGGCGGCGGTTTGACCGGAACGCCGGTTGACATCGCAATCATCGATGACCCGGTAAAGGATTCAAAGGAAGCATTATCACCGACAATCCGTCAACGCGTGTGGGATTGGTACAACACCGTTTTGACAACGCGTTTGCACAACGATTCAAAGCAATTGTTCATCATGACACGTTGGCACGAAGATGACCTTGCCGGACGTTTGTTGAAAGCTGAACCCGATGAATGGACGGTCATTTCAATTCCGGCGATATGCACAACCGAACATGACGGCGCATTAAATTCACCGCGTCACATCGGCGAATCGTTGTGGGAAGAAAAACATTCACTCGCGAAATTGGAGAAACAAAAAAACCGTTCGCCGCGCGATTTCAGTGCGATGTATCAACAATCACCGGTCATCGAGGGCGGTAACATCGTCAAACGTGATTGGTTTCGGCATATTTCAATGGCGGATTTTCGCGCATTGCGATTCAATGAACCGATGCACTTTTATCTCGATACGGCGTTCAAACGGAAAAACGCGTCCGGACACGACAACGACCCCTCCGGAATCCTTGCGGCGTGTCGCATCAACAACGACATATATTTGTACGATGCGATGTCCGTGTGGAAAGAAATGCCGGATTTGTTGCGATTCTTACCGGATTACATCGCCGCACATGAAGGCAATGCCGAATCAATATTGCACATCGAACCAAAGGCGAACGGCGTATCGGTCGTTCAAATGTTGCGTGAATCGACAACGTTGAACGTGCGTGAAACACCGAATCCGACCGATGAAAAAGAAGTGCGATTTCGTGTCGTTTCGCCGCGCATCGAATGTGGGCGCGTGTACATCGTTGACGGTTCGTGGAACGAGGATTTTTTGAATCAAGTGTGCGCGTTTCCGGCATCAGACCATGACGAATTTGTTGACATACTCGGCTATGCAATCAACGATTTGTATGAGGACGATGACGATACGGATTATAACGCATTGAATATATTTTGATAACAACATCAACACCCCTCAAACAAATGGAATTTTTTCAATTAATTTCAAACTACCTTAATTCGGTAGTCGGACGCAAGCAAGAGTTTGACGAATTGCTTGCATCGCGTGACATTTCACGCATCAAAGAACAAATGCACACGAACGGCGTTCAAGCAATCGCCGCGATGCGCGAGTATGACACCGATTCACATGACGTGATGCGCCGTCCGGATAAAATCATCACGGACAAAAAAGGCAAAATACGCGAAACGCGTGCCGTGTGGAAATTGCCGATTCCATATCAGCAATATATCAACGAAATCGCCCTCGTGTTCATGTATGGGCGTCCGGTCAAATGGACGCAAGTCAGCGACAACACCGATGATGCGTTCGCCGCGTTTCTCGATGTCATCAAACGCACACGATTCAACGCAAAAATCCGTCAATGCAAACGTCTTGCCGGACGTGAAACGGAATCGGCAATGTTGTTCCGTGTGTTCAAAGACGATGACGGCAAACCCGATGTTCAAATCCGCGTACTCGCGAAATCGAAAGGCGATGAAATATATTGCCGGTGGGACCAATACGAAAACTTGATTTCCGTTGCGTGGGGATATTACGTCAAGGAAGCGAAAGACCGTGTTGTGTATCATTTCGACATATACACGCCAACGGTCATTTACCGTTGCACGCGACAAAAAATCGGTTGGGAAGTCATTCCCGAAACGAATTTCATCGGCAAAATCCCGGTCATTCTGTTTCAACAAGAAAAGGAATGGCACGGCGTTGAACACCTTATCAACCGCGAGGAATACATCGTATCACGCACCGCCGACACGAACGATTATTTTGCCGACCCAATCGCCGTGTACAATGCCGATGTCATCAAGAATTTGCCCGAAAAAGACGCGCCGAACAAATCATTGTTCGCGAACGGCAAAGACGGCATCGACAAAGCGATGATGTATGTCACGTGGGACACCGCACCGGAATCGAAAAAGAACGAATTGGAAATGTTGCAAACGCACATTTTATCGAAATCGTTCACGCCGAACATCACGTTAGACACGTTGAAATCGATTTCGCAATTGTCGGCAAAGGCATTGCGCACCGTCATGATGTTAGCCGACATCAAAGCGGCAAAACGCAAGGAATCACACGATGAATTGCTCGACCGCACGGCATCGTTGATTACGGCAATCATCGGCAACGTTCTCGATGTATCTCTCAAATCACAATGCGATGAATTGCGCGTTGAACACGCGTTCCAAGAACCGTTCGGTGAAGACATCGCCGAAGCATTAGACAACATCACGAAAGCCGTTGACGCGAACATTCTATCGACCGAATCGGCAATTGAACACAATCCGTTGGTGACCGATGTTGCTCTCGAAAAACAACGTCTTGCCGATGAACAAGAAGAACGCGCACGTCAACAACAATCGATTTTCGGTGTTGGACCTCAATCGTACACGGACGGCAACGATGACGATGATGACGAACCCGATGACAAAAACAAAAACGGTGATGCCGATGACGATGATGAATCCGGACGCAAATCCGGTAAAACCGGCAAACGCAAACCCGGTGATTCGGACGGCAACAAATAAGGAAAAAACAAGGAAAAACGCGGAAATTTTGAAATATTTCCCTATCAATTAAAACAATCGACATGGCGAAACAATCGAATACAACGCCGCAAAATCACACACTCGCACGCATCACACGCACCGAAGCGTATGCCGCCAAAGTGCGTGCGATGTTTGACGCGACCGTGAACCGGATTCTCGAATTGAACAAATCGTTGCCGGAAATGAAAGACGGCGAAATGTATTCATTCGATGCGCAATCCGAAAAAATGCGCACCGAGGTTGAACGTTGTTTGCGGCAATTACATTCCGTTGCAACGGCGGCAATTCAACAAGGCATCAAATTGGAATGGGACACGGCGAACGCCGAGTGTGACAAATTATTGCAATCGCAATTTGGTAAATCCGCATTGAAAAACACGGAATTTTCGGCGTGGACGAAACGTAACGGCGATGCGATGCGTGCGTTCATCGCGCGTTCCGATGCCGGTATGAATTTGAGTGAACGCGTATGGCAAACAACGCGTCAATTGCGTGATGAAATGGAAGTCGCGATTACCGTTGCCGTTGGTG